ATCAGGAACTTCAAGGTTCTTTAACGGGAACACAGCTTATGCTGCTTATTACAGTGCAGCTATAACGGCTGCTGATATGCAGACATACTATGCCGAATTGAGGAATATGAACTATCCTTCTAAGCCTAGTGCTAAGATTAAGGTATCTAGTCCTAATCTATTAGAAGATGGAGATATGGAGGCTAGTGGGACAAGTGATTGGGCGGATATAAATACGGCTACCTTATCTAAGGTCACAAGTGGGCAACATGGTGGCTCACAGGCATTGAGGGTCACTAAGAGTGGCGCAGTAGGTGGGGCATCTCAGAACATAATTAGTAATGATTTATTTTATACCATTAGTGGTTGGGCTAGAGGGGATGGAACCGCAAGAGCAGCTGTTGGGCATAGTACAGATTATGATTATTATTGGGCTGGAACAACAAGCACAACATGGGAATATTTTGAAGTTACTGTTAAGGCAGCCGCTGGGAAACCGCTAGTAAATTTTTCTAAATATACATCTGGGGGGGATTGGGTAGAATTTGATGATGTGAAAGTTGTACAGAATGGGGCGACTTACCAAGAATCATGGAAAACAGACTGGGCAGCCAATGTAAGCAATGCAGCTGTTAGTGCAGGATTCTTAGAGAATACACCATTTGAGGTCTTCTCAGGCTCATGGAAGGTATCTACAGATACTATTAATAGCTCACCAGTAAAGGTGTTTGAATGTGTAACTGCTGGAGCTATTACAATTCCCACAAGTATTATGGGGCAAACTCCTACAGAAGCAGCTTACGGTGAGTGGGAATTCTGGTTTAAGAAAGCAGTATCAGGGACTACAAATACTTATGTTATGATAATTTCTGAAATTAAGGACGTATACAGCGCAGCGGGGCAGAATGGTTATTTGGTTTTCTTTGGGAATTCAGAACAGGTTTATGTATATGAAGTTACTAACGGCACCCCAGTATTAAAGACTGGAGAAGCTTCAGCAATAGTGGTTGATACTTGGAATAAATTAAGAATTACCCGTACTACTGCTGGTGTAACTGCGATATATTTAAACGGGGCTTTACTTGGCGGCGGCGGAGCCACTAACCCATTTACAGATAACACTTTCACAACATCAACTTATTTCTCTGTTCAATCAGAAACAGGAGATATGGTGGCTATTTCAGACATCTCAGGGAATCATTCATTTACTAAAAAACTAACTTAATGACAAAGACCGACTCATTAATCGCAGAAATGCACACAGATATCAAGTGGATAAAAGAATCACTTAATAAGAAGGCTAATAAATGGACTGAAAGAGTCCTCATCTTTGGGATGGTTGGAGTTGGAGCATGGGTAATCAATCAAGTCTTAAATTTAGTTCCCACAGTATCAGCATTCCTTAAATAAATAATAATTATGGCTTTACAACTATCAGACTTACGTCAATCATTGCTTAACAGAAAGAAAGATCTTTCTGATGTATCAACCACTGTTTTTATAGAGTGGTGCAATTATGTTGCTGATTTTGCTTATGATCATGTAAAAGGCGTTGATCCTGAACGCTTTATAGATGATACTAACACTTATACAGTGTCTTCTGATCCACAGACCACAGCTCTTCCATCAGACTTTCATGATATTGGAGAATGGGGTACTGGTTTCTTCTTATTAGACTCTGAGTCCAAAGACACAGATAAACGCCTTGTTAGATCTGGCCCTGGACAAAGAATTATTGGATACTATATAGAAGGAACAAACGTCATATTTACGGGCTTAGACGACTCTAGCGTGTACAGGCTACGTTACCTACCCCAACGCACTAGATTCACCGCAGAAGCCGATTATTTCACAATAGACGCACTTACAGGAGGGGCAGACCTAGTACCTAACTATAAAACACAATATTTAGTCGATGCACTTGATGTTCTATATAGCGTATGGGACGAGGAGGTTGGTGCTGAGGGTTTTGCCGATGCAAGATTTGTGCGTTCCCTAGGGCAACTCCTCTCTCATATTAAAAAAGAACCTTCTGCTTACGGTTTATATGATTTTTCTAACTACTACTAATGGCTTATTTCCCCATTTCATCAAAGACTGGTGCTAAACAAGCTTATAGCACGACAACAATGGCTAAAAGTGGTCTAGATTTGAGGACACTTCCCCAGTTGCTTGACCCAAGTCATGCTCTTATTGTTAGGAATTATCTGATGACCTCTGATGGAGGACTTGAAAAACGTGGAGGTTTAGAGGAACTTTTCGATGAGGCAGGCACTGTCGGTATTACACTACTTAAAAAATGGACAGATGACATTTATATATTCGGATATGATACAACGGTCTCAGCTTATCGGATTTCTACCGATACTGTCACTGATATTAAAACGGACTTTAATACGACTGTCACAGGTGGCGCTCGTTATGGTGATTACTTCTTTGTTAGCAGTTTAGAGGACCCTATTGGTGAGATTTCTTTAACTCTCGACTATGATGGGCAAACTGGAAACTTTACTGTTGGTAGTATTGTTACTGGTGGTACATCTGGGGCTACTGCGGTAATTCTTGAAGACATTGATGCAGGAGCTACAGGAACGCTCACTTTAGGATCAATAAATGGAACATTCCAAAACAACGAGGCTCTCACAGATGCAGCAACGGGTGTAGCTGTTGTAGATGGGGTGCTAGATTTTACTTATGCAGCTACGGCAGGGCCTAACTGTAAAATTATTAAGGTAATAGGCAACAGGATGTATGCTGGATGTCTTGAAGCTGATCCGACCCTAGTACAATATTCTGATGTTGATGACGGTACAAACCCACCCTTTGGAAGTTGGACAACTGGTACAACACTTGCTGATGATGGAGGTGTTATTTACTACCGTAATGCAGGAGAGATTAATGTGATAGAGAATTTAGGAGATAATATTGTCGTCGGATGTGAGGAGGGTAAATGGGCGTTTGTTACAGACACAATAGATAGTGCGGGTACTCTTACGAGAATTGATAGAATTGTTGCTTATTTTGAAGATGCTGGAATGCAGGCGGCTCTCCACTCGGATGAAGGATTGTTCTACGTTAATTCACAGGGTTTATGGCAACTTGTTAGTATCGGACAGAACGATATCAAATTCTCAGATCAGGAAGTTTTGGTATCAGAGATTCTAGGCGATAACTACTTTGATGATTTTGATTTTAGTCAAGCAGATATTATTAAAGATGATAAACGTAACCAATTACTTATCACTTGTAGAAATGATGCTAGTGCAAATAATTTTGTTCTAGTCTATAACACACAACTAAAAGCCTTTGGAACATTCACTGGCTGGAATATAAACAGGTTCTTGAATGATGATGGCGTAATTTATGGAGCGTCTTCTCAGTCAGCTCAAGTTTGGCAGATATTTGAAGGTCATGATGATGACGGAACGGATATCTGGACTGAATTTAAGCAAGAGCTTAATGTTGGTCAATTATGGACAAGAAAAGAATTACTTGGACAATATGCACAAGGTAAGCTATCTCAGTCTTCTAGTATTAGAATAGATTTCAATATATATGACAAGACTGGTAAGCTTGTAACAGACAAACTCAGCTTACAATGGACACCTGATGTGGGATTTGTAGGCGTCACAGGATATGGAACAGCCCCTTGGGGAGCTGCATGGGGAGGTGACGTTGATCCACTTGGTACAATAGAAAGCTTTGCAGGATTCAAGGGGAGGATAAAAAACTTCCAACGAGTTAGAATCCACGTAACAGAACATTCTCAAGTACCACATACAATCAACTGGTTATCTGTTCTCACGAAAGAAAAGGTACCTATCCGAATACGTAATATGACACAAAATTAATCTTTAACTAAATTACTATGGCTACGGCCCAGCAAAGATATAGGGGAAAACACATACTATTTGATGTTTGGGGGAACATGGTTGGAAGGTGTACGAACGAAAAGAATCCACGCTACAATGGATATGGAGGGCGAGGAATAAAAGTTTGTGAAAGATGGAGAAAGTTCAAAAACTTTGAAGAAGATATGCTGGAATCTTACAAAAAAGGGTTACAACTTGATCGGATAGATAATGACGGTGATTATTGCCCAGAGAACTGTAAGTGGTCTACTCCTAAGGAGCAAAGTAATAATCGAAGAGATAATTTTAACGTTACCTATAATGGCTTAACAATGACGATACCTAGATGGGCAAGAAAATTAGGGATAAAAAGAAGCACTTTAGGAATGAGAATTTATAAATATGGATGGTCAATAGAAAAATCTTTAACTACTAACTAATAATACTATGGCTGATGTGTCAATTATGCCAAGCAATCTAAGATACTTCCAATGGGGTCAATATGATGCCCCTAATCCACGTTTGGCTGCTCCTATTTCTTCTTCCGATACAACTATCACTTTTACTGATCCACCCTTAGATGAGGATGGTGCTGTAATCCGTGGAGATTGTCTAATAGGAATCGGGAGTGCTGACGGATATGTAGAAAGTGTCTGGTGCCCAACCACTTCAATTTCTGCCGATGGACTTACCCTAACAGGTGCGGTTCGTGGGGTTGATATGTGTGGACTTGACTATACAACTTCTAATACAGCCGCTTATGCTGTAGATCATGATCAAGACGATCCTGTTGTCGGACAGATCTCAGGGGTGAACTTTGAAATGATGATTAATGCACTCAATGGTACGATTGGTTCTGGCGGTACAAATTGGAAGGTTGGAGATGAGACTGCTTCAGATGTAAACTTTGTTGTTCATAATGATCAAACTGTAAAACCTAAATTCTACTTTGACGACTCACTTAAGAGATGGAGAATTACTCGTGGAGATGATAGTGGTGCTGTAGTAGACAATGAACTTTCTGGCTTTATGCAATTGACTACTGCGGAACGTGATGCTTTAACAACTCCTCCTGCTGGCGGTATTGCTGTCTATAATACAACTGTGGGACAAACTCAATGGAGAGAGGGTGGTGCATGGGTAACAAACGCAGCGGGAGGAACGGTAGCAAATGCTTCTACGACTGTAGCTGGTAAGGTAGAAGTAGCTACACAAACAGAAACAGAGAATGGTTCAGCGACTGGTGGAACTGGTGCTAGTCTTGTTGCTACACCTGCTTCAATAGCTGCGAGAGTACAGCAATCTGATTGGTCGTATGCTGCTGATGCAGAAGCAAGTGACACTTACGTAATTACTTTAACACCAGCTCCTGCTGCTTATGCAGCTGGTGAATTATTCCACTTCAAAGCAAACACAGCTAATACAGGTGCAGCTACTCTTAATGTAAATGCTTTAGGGGCTTTAGCTATTCTGAAGAATGATGATGAGGTATTAACAGATGGGGATATCCAAGCAGGTCAAATAGTATCTGTTGTACATGATGGTACTCAATTCCAAATGGTTTCCCCTACAGCAGCTCAAATGTCTGTAGCTAATAAAGATACACTAACAGATGGAAGTGAAGTCGCTGGCATACATTACCATTCATGGACTTCTGGTACAGTTGCATGGGACCCAACTGCTGCAACGCAAACAAGCCAAGTAACACATGGGCTTGGAAGGACACCTAAATATATTAGAGCAACTTATTATGTGCAAGCTGCTGGTACAATTACATTTGTTCCAGGTGGTGTACTAACTTATTCCGCTGAAACTGGGCTTGATGGAATCCATACAAACTATTCTTCAGCAGGACCATCGTATGCTTCTAATATAGGGGCAGCGGCTATTGTACATTTCGCAGCAGAGGATTTCCAATTTGATATTCGCTCAGTAGGAGCTACTACTTTTGATTTCTACTGTACTGCTTTTACATCCCAACAGGCTATAAACATACTCTGGGAAGCATACTAAGAATAAAATAATTAATCTTAAAAGACGACGAATCCTAACCTTAAACTAAATGGCACAAACATTTACTCAAAAATTTAATGAGGCCAAGAAGAAGAATAAAGCTCTAACTGTGGCTCAATTTAAACTACAAAGTGAACCACAATCAATGGGGCCGTTCACTGGCGCTTCTCCTAAAGTTGAAACACCAAAGATTGAAACACCTAAGGTTGAAACCCCTGTAGCCCCTCCTGTGACCACACAAGCTGAACCTACTTTTACTGCAACTGATTATACAAAGACTTTGCAGGATCTAGGCTTTAGTGGAGGAACACTGAAATCAATCCAGGAGACAGTTAATAAAATGTCGGAGGAAACAGCTCAACAAAGACTTAATAAGAAAAAAGCACAAGAAGCATTGAGTGGATTGAGTTCAGCTGGAACTGGATATTTTGAGAATCCTTATCTTGAAACCAGTTCAGATGCTTTACTGGCAGATATTACGGCTGCAGAAGATGAATTGTTTAAAACACAAGAGGAGGATAAAACTTATTTAGAGCAACAAATAGAGGCTATGAATAAGGTTAATCTTTCAGAGTACGAACAAAGCAAATTCAAGGGGCAATCTGCAACTTCTGGTATGGCTGCAGAGTTTTTACCTGGTAGAGAGGGTCCTGTTGCAGGATCAGCCGCAGCAGCAGTATCTGGTTTCCAGGGGCGTGTCACAGAACAGCTTACAAACGCAAAGATTAGGCTCGATTCTGCTATGCAATCTAGAGCACGTCAACTAAAGGAATTAGAGAAAGCTCAAAAAGACGGCAATGATAAACTAGCTACTTCTATTTCAAACAATTTGGCTCAAACAGGAAAGGCTATACAGGATATGAGGGTTGATTTAGAGAATCAGCAAGCAGCCAACACTCAAAAGGCCATGGATTTTATAGGGAAGATGGCTCCTGGATCATTCCAAGGTATGGACTTAGTGTCTATGTCAAATTTATTTGGCGGAGATATGGGGATGGCACAAACTGTACAAAATTTAGATACTATGAGGTTTAATGCTCAGATTTCTAGCCCCGATTACATCAAATCAATGAATGAGGCAATGACTGTGGGTATGACGGCAGAGCAAAAGAACTTCCTATATTATCAGAAATTATTAAAAAGTGATGCGGTTTCTGCACAAGCATTCGCCCAAAAAGCTGGTTTTGCAGATACTAAAACTGCTCAACAAGAATTTGATAATCAAATGGAATGGAATGATTATGCTTTAAAATATTATCAGGAAACATTTACTTGGCCGTCAAGAGATGGTGTTACATATGCTGATGGTTCTGTTGATGATAATGTTCCTGTTGGTTCAACGGGGGGGCAATGCGGTGAATATGTAAACAATTATTTTGGTGCTAAAATATTTGGAGATACGCTTGCATCTAAAATGGAGAATAACAATTCTGATATTCCAGTAGCAGGTGGAGCATTTATAAGTAAATATGGTTATAATTTAGCTACGATAGGTCAGACGGGACATACAGGACTTGTTACTAAGGTTTATGAAGATGGGTCTTTTGATATTAAAGATTCCAATAGAAATGGGGATGAAATGGTAGATACCTCTCATGTTACTGATCCTGCAGCTTCTGGTATTATCGGGTTCTTTGATCCTGCAAAAACCACTCCAAAATGGAATCCTAATGGAAAAGAGTTAGCATCTGTTACCTCTTATACACCACCTGTTTTACCTGGTGGGCAAGGAATGGGTAAACAATTGACAGGAAGGGATGCAATTATGGCACAAATAAAATCAGGTCTTGTAACACCAACAGATGCTACAAAATATAGAAAAATGGCCGAAGCACAAGGATGGCTTGATGAATATATAAAAGCTGTCACAGATCCAAAAGTAAAACCTTTGTCTCCGTCAGAGGCTGCTCAATATGGAGTCCCATCATCAATTAATCAATATCAATTAGATGAAATTTTAGCTTATCGTAAACAGCAAGGATTGGGGAATCAAACATTTCAATCATTTGTGAATGATAAGGCAACTGATCAATCGGGAACAAGCGAAGGTGATAAGCTTATGAAATTTGTACAATTAAGAGAAAACCTACAAGAAGCAAAAGATGTTTATAAATTATTACAGGAAGAAGGGGGTGGTATTAGTGGATGGTGGGATACTGCAAAACGTGTAACTGGGAGGGTTGGCGAATCTGTTCTTGGGATAGGTCAAACTAATGAGCAAAAATACTACCGTCAGTTAGATGCTTTAACGGGAGAAGCATTAGTTTCTTTTGTAAAAGAGATTTCAGGGGTTGCTGTTAGTGAGCCTGAATTCCAAAGATTAAAACGATACAAGCCGAATGTCGATATGACTGAAGATCAATTTACTGATCAGTTAGACAGAATGATCAGTGAATATGAAGCATCAGCAAAAGCAAAAGCAAAACGATTTGGTTTTGATAGCGTTGAGCAAATGAATAGGGTGATTACTGGTGAAATAAAATCAGATATTTTCCCAGATACACCACAACAAGACACTTTTACTTTACCTGACGAAGAAAATAACCCATTTTAAATATGTCAACAATACAGAACTATTTAAACGATACAACTATACCTATTGAGAAAAGAAAACTTGCAATAGATATGGCAAAAACTTCACCTGAAAAGGTTGAAAGTTTGATAAACCAAAAGTATGGCTCTAAATATCAAACAACTATTGGTGATGTTATGCCTTCTACTGGTATTGCTCAGTCTGTGCCAGCTATGTCTATTGCTCCACAATCTCCAGCTCAGGAGAATCTTGCTAAGGCTATGATGAAGAAAGGTACACCGAGTGCTGATATAAGTTCAAAACTTGGTGAATTGCAGGAGAATCCAGGATTAAGTCAAAGAACATCTGATATATACAAAGGACAAATAGAATCATCTAGGCAAATAAGAGCAGAAGGTAGAGAGAAGTTATTCTCAGGTGAACCGATAGAAGGAAGGGTTAAAGAGTTCACAGCAGATGTTAAAGCAGGGCTAGCCCCTGTCACATCTGTAGTTGGTGCTGCATTACAACCAGCTGTTGAAGGTGGTATTGAGTTAGGAAAAGATTTATTAAAAAAAGGGTTAATAGCAACACTAGGAGAAGAAGAAGGTAATGTGATTTATGATAATATTGGTCAAAACACACAAGAGGTAATAGCAAAAACAGTAGAGGCTTATGATAATTTACCGAGTAATCAAAAAACAGGAGTTCAATTTGCAGGTGCTATTGCTGAAATAATGGCAACATTAGTTGGAGGAAGGGGGGCAGTTAAGGGGGTAGAAGAAACATTAGCTCTTAGCAGAAAGGGGTTAAAAGCTGGAGAAGAAGCATTAGATGTTGCCAGAAAAAATATTAAGAATGCTTCTATAGTTAGGGCAGAGCAAGCCATTGAAGAAGGATTAGAGAAGGGGATCAAGCCATCACTAACTGGTTCAAAGAAAACTCTCTCTGGTATGGAAAAATGGAAACAGGACGCCAGACAAGCAGTAGATACAATTATTGAAAATGAAAATAACCTAAAGTTAGTTGATGAATTCGGAGAAGGGGTTGAAGGGTTGCCACAGAATTTAAAACAATTTTCCGATTCTATTGATCAAACAAAAAAAGGTATTTTTAAGCAATATGATGAACTTGCAAAAGAAGCTACTGGAAAAGGTTCTAAATTAGACCTAAAGGATGTCGGATCTGAATTAGATAAAGTTGTTAAAAATAAGGTATTACAAACAGAAAGGCCCGAAATAGTAAAATACGCTAAAGAAAAGATTAAAAGATATTCCAAAGTTTCATACTCTCCTGATGAGGCTCAAGAAGCAATTAAAATTCTTAATCAAAGTTTAGAATCTTTTTACAGGAATCCAAGTTATGATTCAGCTTCTAAAGCTTATATTGATGCACTTGTTGTGAATAACATGAGAAAAAATCTTGATGAGCTTATTACTAACGCAACTGGATCAGAATATCAAGCACTTAGAAATCAGTATGCTGCATTGAAATCGATTGAAAAAGATGTTGTCCACAGAACACTTGTAGATGCCAAAAAGAGCTCTAAAGGACTTATAGACTTTACTGATATATTTAGTGGTGGTGAAGCTGTTGCAGGAATTCTATCATTGAATCCATCCTTACTTGCAAAAGCAGCAACTCAGAAAGCCATAAAAGAATGGTTCAAGTTTATGAACGATCCGAATACCATTATTAAAAATATGTTTCAAAAAGCTAAATCAGTCAAGTAGCTCAGTGATGATCCATATTGTAGCTGCGATCCCAAATAATGGATGGAGTATCCAAAGACCAATATAAAGTAATAACAAGCCGATGAGTCGTAGTATTCCAACTAACATACCACTATTATACACAAAACTACCTTAATGTCAATAGACAGATTAAACAATATGATATAATACTAACATCTTAACCCAAAATACCATGGAACTTATACAAGTCATGAATAAGGAAACTGGCAAGATGACTGCCATCCTTCCAAATTGTTTCGATCCTTCTGCTTATCAGAGGCTCGGTAAAAAAGTAGCACCTAAACCAGTTGAGGAACCTGTAGTTGAGGAACCTGTAGTAGAGGAGCCTGTAGTAGAGGAGCCTACAGAGGAACCAGTAGATGAGCTAGAGGCTCTTAAAGCTATTGGATGGCCTAAAATGAATGCTGAGGAAAGAGCACGCTATAAGGAGCTAAAATAATACATAACCCGTAAAGGTATGAAGATTCAGTACCCAACAAATATTCCATTCATAACACAGAATTTCGGAGCTAAGTCACCTGCTTATGTATGTTGGACTGACCCTAGACACTCTTTTCATCATGGTACTGACCTAAGAACATGGAACGAACCTAAGAAAGAAATACTTGCAGTAGCAGATGGTGAGGTTATTGATGTAGATTCAGAATCAACAGGAAACTACTATAAGGGGGATAAGTCAGGCTCTGTATATGGTGTACATTGCATTTTAAGGCACTTTATAGACGATAAAGTGTATTTTACCTTATATGGTCACCTAGAAAAAGTTTACGTCTCTACGGGGCAGAAAGTAAAAGCAGGTGATATTATAGGCAAAGGAGGTAATACAGGTAAATCACAGGGAGAACATTTACACTTTGAATTACGAGAGGATAAAAACTATTGGAAGTCGGCTATTAACGCTGAACCTTATTTTGAATATCCTGAACAGGCTTCAGAATGGGCTAAGGAAGCTCAGGACTGGGTCAAGAGAATGAAAATCTCAGATGGTACAAAACCACATGATGCAGTTACGAGGGAGGAGATGTGGACAATGTTATATCGAACATTCAACAAATAGAAGACCCCTACTGGCATCTCAGGCTTTTAATTTTATCAACAATAGCAACAGCTATCTACTTTCTAACCACCATTTCAAATGGATAAACAGACTTTAATTCGTTACGGAATCTCTACCCTCATGTCATTTGTGGCTGGGTTCCTTATCGCCTTCTACCCTGTCCTTGAACAAGCAACTACTTGGAGTGATGTAGCATGGCCATCAGTTCTACTTGGAGCTGCATTCGCAGGTTTCCGCTTGGTAGTTAAGGGGCTAGTAGAGCTAACAGCCTACTATTCCACAAAGAAAAAATAAGAAGTATTCCACAAGGAATATAATCACAAGAACAGCTACGATTTCATCATCTGCAAACTTCATTATACACTGGGAGCAAAATTACAACGACATTTGTTCATACCATCTCAGTAAGAATGAATCAATGAGGTACGAGAAAATGGCTACCATCAACCGATTAGGTCTTGGTAGCTTTTTGGAGTTTAGTTTTTACAGCTTCCCAGAGTGCATCGCAGAGGATTTGTGTATTATGATGAGAGCCAGTATGTTTATCTTTTCTTAGATATTCTAATACCCAACCATCTTCAAATAAAGCCATTTCATCACAATCCAAAAACTCAATCATTTGACCTATGTTTGGAGTTGCTATTTCTCCTTCAATAATGTTTTTCTCCTTGTTTACACCAACACTTCTAATTGGTGTTGCCAGATAAAGTTGAACTTTTTGTTCCTGTTCTAGCTCATCCCACTGTTCTGTTGTAATATGTTGTTTCATACTTTTGAGTGGTTAATAGAATTTACGGTTAATACATATTTGGAATCCAAATAAACATAAGTTGAAGTCGTAACTCCAATATCCTGCATCATTTTTATGAAACCAAAATGAAAATTCAAACAAGCAATTAAATGTATTCTTGTCTTTCCATATATTAGTAAACCTTATTTGTGGTCTAGTCTTAAACTTCTTCATGTCTTTGAGTGGTTAGTAAATTCTTTTTCAATTTCTTCTTTTGTAAGTCGTTTACCATTCCATGACTTCACATTGCTGATAGTGCCATCAAATATTCTATCATCTATAACAATAAGCGAAAACCATTCATCACCAACCCTATAGAAATCCCTACCATGTTGTTCAGATTTATTAAATAAATCCATTAGCTTACTCTCGGTTGTTTCTACTCCGTTAATATAGTATTTCATGTCTTTGAGTGGTTAGTAAATACTGGCTTTTTAGATAGTAAAGTTCTTCCATTTGTTTTTGCTTCTTAAACTCTGCTTATCTCTGACGCTGATGTGAGCATCCTTCACCTCTCCGTTCTCTATTGAGAAGTCACTGTCCTCTAGTATCTCCTTGTTCTTCTTTAGATAGTCGATGTATTTCATAGGTTTGTGTTATCTATCCTTAATTTGGATTGTACTGATTCTATCTTCTTCATCCTCTATACCCTGTTCATACATCTCCTCTAGGTGTTTCTTTAGGAAGGCTTTAGAATCAAGATAAACATCAAAATCCTTATTGATAACGTTTTTAGGACGATTGGCTATCATCTCATCGTAAGCCTTTAGTATTTTCTCTACTCTGTTCATATAGTTTTAGTTAGTTTATCTCTTTCAGAATTTAAAAGATTAGTCAATTCTTTAGCAAGTATATTCCCCACTTCCCCTGGGGAGATTTTTGCCCTGTTGAGAATGAGAGGGTCTATAACACGCTCAAAGGCTAGGCGATATATCACCATTGTCATTTCATGTGCCATTGTAGCTGTCTGTTCAGGAGTGGGAGGTGGTGCTAACTCCATCTCATCAATAGCCATTATGGCTTCTTGTATGTCTGATTCTTGTGTCATAATATTTTCTGCCATTTTAGACCTGACGGGTCTTGATAGGGGTTATTCATTGTTACAACAACATTCAATCTCTTTCTCCCAGACTATTGTGTCAACAGCCAAAACTGTCTTATAGTATTTTCTAGGAACTTTCTCTTTAGCCATCTTAATAGCCATTTTTTCGTTAATACAAAGTACTACTATTTGAACTGGCTTTTCCCACCAGTGATTTTTTGCATTTATAATAAATTTCATAATCATCCCAGCTTTAGGGGGTTTAGGTTATCGGCTAGTATAAATAAAATAAGCTTGTATCTCATCCCGTAGAGCGTTCCATTCGTCAAGGAGATAGAGGAATTGGATGTTGTCCTCGACATTAAACAGGTTCACTACCAAGCTTATTGAATCATTCAAGAACATAACAGTGTAATCCAGTTGCTCGGCTATATCCCTTGCCTGTCTTTGAGCTATTACCCTGTCTATCTTACACTGGGTGTAGCTGTCAGCATTAGCATAGTAACCGAGAGATAGGACTAGCATTAAAGCTAGAAAGATTTTGATTATAGTTTTCATAGTATTATTATTTAAGTGTAAAAGTAGCATCAGGATTATTTTTTCTTTCCATTATCTCAAATCTTGATATAAAAACATCATCTATTACATAACCATCCATATAAATGTCTTGTCTTATTCTCGCCTTGTTTGCTAGATACCAAGTCCAAACATCAGTAGGGAATAGTATGAATCTTATTATTAGAAAATATGTTGGCAGAACAGTCCCTTCTTGGATTTTAAAGACATTGTGTTTTAAATAAAAATATAATTTATTCTTCATAGTATTAGTCTTTAAGGGTTAAGTTAATCAATTAAGTACTTAATTCCACAGTAAATCAACATTATAACGAAGCCGAATCCCATACTGGCAAATAAATCTGTTAGTGTATATTCCATAGTAGTAGTTGTTAATTAGTTTGTTGTTGTTCCGTTCTAACAGGCTGTGTCATAGGCTTATTTGCCCCACACTTACAGCCATAGATATAACAAGCATTTTTGTCATAAGCTGCACCATGAGTCTCGCTATCTGTGTGGCATAGGCAATTACATTTCTCCATAGTATTAGTCTTTAAGGGTTATTGTTTCTTTAAGTTCCTTCACAAATTCGATAATGGAGGCAAATTCAGGCACTTCGAGGATTCTCCTGACTTCTCCTAGTATATCATGTGGGCTTGGGTCGTTGTTACATACACCGCAATTCTCAGGATAATACAGGTGGTCACAGTAGCCACTTGGATTCCGCAGTTCTATGTTTTCATTACAATGTTTGCACTTCATAGTATTATTATTGGTTATCTAAAAGTTTTGTTATCTCGCTTCCAATCTCATTTAATCCGTCTTGATTCAGATTATTTCCAAATCTCTTTAAACAACCTGTAAATGCAATGTTTAGTTGTGACTGAATCAATCCACTAGCAGGGCTTGTTTCTTTGGGGATAGTGTTTGTCTTTAATAGCTCTATCATTGCTAAACATATTGCTAAAGATACTTCGCTTTTTATTTCATTTTCCATAGTATTAGTCTTTAAGGGTTATTTTTTAATCTTAATAGTACGACCTAGTTCTTTGCATACTTCCTCCATTGTCATCTCTTGTGCTTGTTCCTCTCTCTCCACTCCTGTAATCTCTGTGAATATATCCCAATCAAAGTTAGGAAGATTTAGAAACTTCTTCTTGTTTTCTTCTGATGTTTTTCTCCAGAATAATTTCCATGCTGTTTTATAGTCTACTGATTTTAAGAATCCTCCAGTTGTTTTGTAAGTAGGATTTTCCTTCTTTTCTTCTTTTGTCATATTTTCTACTGAAATCCAGTAGGCTATTTCAAAATCAGTAAAATTAGGTGTATCTACTTCATCCCACATTTTATTACAAGGCTTATTGAACCATCCATAACCACTATAATCTATTGTTGAAAAATGCCCTGATGAAAATTTACTTATGGAGCAGTTACCAGTGGAGCGGTTACCAGTGGAGCGGTTACCAGTGGAGCAGTAACCAGTGGAGTAGTAACCAGTGGAGCAGTCACCAGTGGAGTAGTCACCAGTGGAGTAGTCACCAGTGGAGCAGTCACCAGTGTTAGTATTAGCCATAATAAATTATTTAAGAATTAAAGGTGTATTTTGATTAAAATGCTCTAGTGATATCTCTGCTTCTATCTCTCTCTTTAGCCTTGCCTCCATCTCCTCTTTTATAAACTTGGGGATAGCAAGAGTCTCTCTTTTGAGTTGATTTAGTTTTAGTATTTTTTTGTTTATCATAATTTCTTTTCAATGAAATCCTCATCTGATTTAAACTCTTTCATATCACCAACCTTATTTATATAGATTAGCTGGTAATCAAAATTATCGTCTGCCCTCTCTCTAGCCCCTGTGATAAGAGCCTTTATACCAATCTTGGTCATCACCCAATCATATAATTCATATTTTAATTTCTTGTTTGGTTTGTCCTGTGGTGTAGGTTTTGAAAAAAACATAGTATTGTTAATTATATTCTTACACCTACTCTTAAACCCCCTAGGAATAAGAGCAGGATGAAAGGCTATAACTTTCTTGTCCAAACTGGAGTCCACTCACGATGCTCCTGCTTCATAACAAGTGGTTCGCTTTTACCGTCTTCGTTTTCTATATAAAGACAGACTTCTGTTCTAGTATCGTAATTTATACTTAGAGAATTATCGTAGAGTAAATAATCTGCTTTCATCTCACCAAATAATTCACCAGTACAGTCTTTTAATTTAGATTCGTTTAATAATTCTTGTTTCATAGATTAGAAACTTTAGTTTCTTGTACCTCCTGTACTGCTCGGAGAGAACCAAGATTAAGTATAATAAACTCTGCATCGTCTGTTGTGATTTTAGCCTTCTTGCAGATAGAAGGTAAATCAATCTTAGACATAGCTGATTCTGTTGATGCAGCTACTATCTTTTCATCACCAATAATTGTACCTTTTGCGTGGTCAACTACGATGATTTCGTAAATGTGTCTTTGTAACATGGTTAGTAAAATTATGAAATAAATTTTTTCTTATGATACAATCTCCTAGCATTAGCGTTTATTCTCTTTCGATTCTTCCTTTGATACCAACGCATATATTCATTGTAAGTACCAAATCTTCTGCGAATGATTATCTCTATCCCCCAGACCTTTAGCTGGAAGTAGATAGCTGTCCTTCTAAGTTCGTCTCTTTGATAACATGTATAACATAGAGAACGAGCATGAACCTTTTTCTTGTTGCAGTTTTTACAAAGCATTTTAAATAATTAAAGTCTAAATTCCCAACTCTCATCTAGCCGCATATCACCAGTAATAATTTGCAAAGCAGCTTTTGCGTTATGATTCCAATTATACTCTGAGCTAGCCCAACACTTATACGGAGTAGGAGCGTCGGCACAACTGAATTGGGTACCTAGAACGCTCCTACCACCTTGTGATAATTCTCCCAAGCGATATAAGCCCGTCATATGTGTTCCGTTAGCAAGCCCATCAACGATAGCTTTATAGCCACTAAACGCATTTGGGTACCCCCTCCTATCTCCCCTATCATTATTACCGTAATTGCCAAAGTTCCAATTTGTTGTGAGGTTTTTCCCACACGTTGAGTCGCTCCACGAGATTGCGAGCACCATCTCAGGCTTAATGCCATTCTCCTTACTGTACCAAATAATTTTGTCGATATTCCTGTGAGTCTCTTTGTCACAATTTAGTCGAGCGAAATCAGCTAAATCGCCTACTTTAGAGATAGCGATATTTGGGTGCTTCTCCCCATCTGGGTTTCTGCCCGTATCCCAGTATGCTTTGGTGTTCCAGCTCCCGATAGTCCATAGGGCTAAGATAGCTGCCCCTATTAGGGCGATAACTGTATTGGTCTTTTTCTTAGGCTTAGAAGTATTGATTGGTTTGTATTGAAACATATTTTTGTTTTTATGAATATAAGAATCCGAAAGTCTTGACTAAGACGCCAAGGGCTAAACAGAACACTAGGTAGGCGACAGAGATTCTCCATGTCATGCCCCACCAGCAGCCCCAGATAGTCTTGAACTCTTTGAGTTCTGGATTAAATTTAATCATTGCTTACAATGGTTAGTAATAAAATAAGTACAGCGTTTACAGCAGATGTTCCTAAGATTAGGAAGAAGTCTTTTGTTGGTGCAAAGGCTGAGAAAGAGCCAAAGGAGGCTATAAAAACCATTGAACCGCATAACAACAGGAAGTAAATCGCTGATGTTACAGTTAGAAGGTAACCAATATTTTTGGTTGTCATGTTAGTAAAGTTAGAAATTAAATGATTGATTTGGATTGTCCCTATTCCTCTGCCTAGATGCCATCTCATAAATATTGAGTGCTTGTCTGGCAGGATTAGGGCTATATTCTTTTCTATACTCCTCCGCATACTCATAGCATTTTTCTTCCTGATCATGCTCCTTTCTCCACTTTCTGATCATCCCCTCAAAGTTACATTTCCGATTGAGCCGTAGGTACTCATCTGCTTCATTAGATGTAAGTCCACGATCCATCATATATTCTCGTAGCCATTCTTCTTTGTTCATATTATTTTAGTTAGTAAGCCATTCTTTCATTTCATCATATAGCTGTATTGTCTTTTCCTTTACCTCTTTCACATCTTCAGTTCTCCCTTGCAATAATCTACAAGAACAATTTAGACACATACCTTTCAATATTCGCTTCTGAGTGATTGCTTGCTGATCAGGTATGATCTTCTGCTCAACTAGCTTATCTCTCGTCTGAGGGGAATTCTGGGGCTGTACTGATATATCCCCAGTAGCATCTATCTTAATGAAGTCGTAACCTTGTTTTGTTTTAACTTTGGTGACTACAAACTCTCCCCCTGCTGATACTCCCATCTTGTCTAACTCCTCCTTCTGTTTAATCTTCAGATTCCATCCCTGTATCTTACCAGCAACTTCGATGGTGCAGTCAGGATAGTAGGGGCCATAGTTCCCTGTCTTTTCTTGTCCGAATCCAATCAGCTTAATTTTGACTGGTTCGTCGTGGTTCAAATCGTATTTAGGTGTAAACATTGTGAGATTCATAACTTTTTAAGATTAGGGTGATTAAATTGTGCTTGCTCATTACAAGCGTTGATAGTATCGGTTCCGTATTCTACATAGTATTCAGCTTCACATTCATCGCAGTATATTACTGATCCATGCATTGGGTCATCAGGACATTCCGAATCCATTGATTCTAAGTCCTCGCAATAGGTACATTTTTTCATAGTATTTGGATTAAAATAAAATTTCTGCTGGTAAAAGTTCAACCAAATCTCTCATCATAGGTCGGAGCTTGTGGTCGCTATAAGCCTTGATCTCATGGGCAAGTTTCTTAGCCTGTTCGTGGCGATCAGCAGGATCACCCTTAATAAAGGTAAGATCGTAGTGATTGCCTCTTACATATAGTTTAGTGCTCCCAAAATAAGTGAGAACTCTATACACTTGTCCTTCTGATAACCAGAAGTCCTCTCCACAAGCTTCTGCGGCTTCATTCCACAGAGCGTTATCATCGTTAGTATTAAACATAAGCATAGGGGGTTAAGATGTGTGCCTGAGAGAATCTTTGTATTGACCTTATTATTGCCTATTGGCGAAAGGTGTTTCTCTTGGTGGCAGTTTTAATATTACTCCTATTTTCAAATATAGTCAATAGTAATTTTATAAAAGACTAATCTTTTTCTACAACTTCTATTGCATGTTCTTTAAAATATGTTCTCATCTTTTCCTCCAAAAGAGGGCTGATCTTATGTTTACCGCTTGTGTAAGAGTAAAGCTGTTGTGAGTGTCTACCTATTTCTATTCCGAATCGGTAAACTGACATATTAGCTTTCTGTAGTGTTGCTTTCAAGTCTAGCATTTTGTTGTTGGTTAAAAATTAATTGTAATTTGTTGGAAAGGTCTATCAATTTGATCATAGCAACCTTGGCATTGAACTCAATCAGTCCTCCTTTAGCGACAACTTTCTCTGGTGGATTATTGATGAGTTTCACAAGGCGGTTTACAGCCGATTCAATATCCTCAAAATAGAAGTTTATATCTCTAGCCTTATCTTCTACTGTTGGAGCTATGTTCTCTATAATCTTTTGTGCTCTTTCTACATTAACATCTTTGTACTTCTGTTTTAAAATTTGTTCTTCTTTATCAGGGTTCTCATGTATAGCTTGTCTGATCTTGCCGACAACCTTACTGCCAACCTCTGGATTTTTTAAAACAAATTTCTCTAATTTTCCTTGTAGTTCTTTATCCTCTGATTTAGTTGATCGTATTTGTGATTTAGAAACCTTATTTTCCTTTAGAGCATTTTGCGTTTTCTTATCTGTCAATAATAGATCAAGCTCATCTCGTATCCATTTCTCACCTTTTCCTATCTTGTCAGCGAGCTTTCTAATACCAAAGTCTTTACCCTGACTGCGTACGACGTACGCAGTTGATAATAGCTTGTCTAAAGCTACTGCGGTGTCCCATGCACTCATTGTGTTGTGGTGTATATTCTCCACCACCTGACGTTCAAAACGATTCTTCTTGGTAATCTCGATCACCTTACAAGGGATTGTTTCAAGTCCAGCTTCCTTTGCTGCTCGGTATCGGAGTTCACCTGTTACGATCACATAATCTCCATCGATCTCGATAGGATTAATAACACCTTGCTCTTTCATTGACTGAGCCATTCCTTGTACCTTTTCCTCATCTATATATTTGCGTGGCTGTGTTGGATCAAATTTGATCTCATTAATTGATATATTTTGTATCATCATCATTTGTTTGTTTAAGTGATATAAGTTCATCCTCGATGATTTGCTTTTGAGTTATCAATATACATTCTCTAAGTTCACTCCTCCCCTGCGGATCAAGCCCATCCATATTCTGTTTGAATATAAGCGACTTATGATTTGCAATAGCTTGAGCGGAATTTACTCGCCCCTTAGCGACAATCTGTTCTGATTCCTCGATTTTCTGGTGTCTCCATACTTTGTTTTCTTTTACCGCTCCGAACAAAACTCCATGAGAGTTCCTATAATAAGTTCTAAGTTGGTGCAAAGTTCGGTTTGCACTCCCTCTGGTTTTTACGTTATACTCACCATACAAAAACTCTGCTATTTCTTTGATTGTTGGTTTGTCCCCGCTCTCTATTAAATCGTAGAGTTTTTTTGTGTTTCCTCTCTTATGGAGGAATTTACCTTTTACCTTAAAATACATAGTAGATAAATTATAAAATAAAGTTTGACAAAATGGATTGTATCAAAGTATAATGATCATGTCAAATTAATTTTATGAAACTACTACATATCGAACCACAGGAGGTAGTGATGCGGATTCCATCTAAGTATATGGATCATATGTTGCAACAGAAAATGTGTGAACACGTCTCTAATGACCTATACGTCTGGACTAAATATAATTGTACTGGAACTTACATCCAATTTGTATGAAAATTTTAAACTTATACGCAGGTATCGGTGGTAACCGTAAACTTTGGGGTGATGAACATGAGATCACAGCAGTTGAATACGACCCACAAATCGCTGCTATCTATCAGGACTTCTTCCCTAATGATACTGTTATTGTTACAGATGCTCACCAGTATCTACTAGACCACTTTAAGGAGTTTGATTTTATATGGGCCTCACCTCCTTGCCCTAGCCATTCAAGAATACGCAAGGCAGCCACGCACCAAAACCCACCAATTTTTCCAGATCTTAAACTCTATGAAGAAATATTATTTTTGGAAGGATATTTTAATGGCAAATGGGTGGTTGAAAATGTTATCCCCTGGTACAAACCCTTAATTCCAGCAAAAGAAATGCATCGACACTTATTTTGGACTAATTTTCAGATGACTATGTTCGTTGGCGATGGTGATAGAAAACACGCTAATATCAAAAGTGACTCTACAATTTATGGATATAATTTATCAAAATATAAAATAAGTGGTGGTTACAATAAAGTAAAAATTCTTAGAAATATGGTTGATCCACAACTTGGGCTTCACATATTCAAAGAAGCCTTTACTAAAACAACTTTATTCTAATGAACTACCAAGAGCTTCAAAATGAAATCTACAAGACAGTCGATCAACTCGATCTGATGGTTGATGAATTTGCAAAAGCTAAAGCAGATAAGAACTATGTTGATGAGTACAAGAAAGTTGTGCTTAGTTTAGAGAAAGAAAAGTTTGAGGGCAGTGATGTGGAGAGAACAAGGAGAGCTCATGGATCGGAGGGCTACAAAAAGTACCTCTGGAAGGCTTTTAAAGTAGATACAGTCTACTATCAGCTTGAAGGTAAGAAAGGTGTCTTAGAACGAAAGCTAGACGCTTACAGGAGTTTATTGAGTTTTCAAAAATTTATGCAAGAAACAACATTATGAAAGAAAAGAAATGTAAAGATTGCGGGGTTATATTTACTCAAAGAGCACCTATACAGGTAAGGTGCTATGATTGTCAGATTATAAGAAACAGAGAGAAAGAAAGGATAAGACAAGCAAAAAAGAGAGAGAATCCAAAACAGGAAGCATTATGTAGGTTCTGTGGGAATAGTTTTAAATATTTTAGAAGTTGTGGTAAGCAGAAGTATTGTAATAGAAAGTGTTTTGAGCTACACCAAAAAGAAAAAAGAAAAGGAGAAGGCAACCCAGCTTATAAAGATGGATACAGAAGTGATTTTATAAAAATTTCTAAAGAGTTGCATAGTAAAATTAAGCTATGCCAAATTTGTGGTAGAAATGGTCAGATGGATTTACACCACATTATTTATCGATCTGAAGCACCAAGACATAAAAATATACACAATAAAATGAACTTAATTATTTCCTGTAGGAGTTGCCATAATACCCTTCATAGAAGAAAAAAGGACTCAAGAGAAAAGTTAATAAAAGAAAGAAAGCTTTGGGAATTATTCCCTGAATTAGAATATTTAAAACATAATACTTTTTAAAAAATAGAAATGAAGATCAAAGACATCCCCAGAACGATTAGCATGAACCAGTATAGGAACTGCCACTATCACAAACTAAACGCTCTCAAACAGGAGTTCTGTTGGTTCTTCCTAGAAGCATTGCAGAAGTGTGGCCACAAGAAAGAACCTATTGAAACCCCGATCAAGCTAACTTTCGTCTTCCACCATAAAGACAAAAGATGCCTAAGGGATCTGGATGGGAATTACCCTAGTGTTAAATTTGCTATCGATGCAATGGTTGATCTAGGATTGATTCCAGATGATAATCCTGATTATGTCAAGGAGATTTGCTTTGAAATTGGTGAACAAAAGGAAAATACATTTGACTTATATATTGAGAGGTGTAAAATGTAATCAGAAAACAAAGGGAGTTATTATTTGGTTGGGCGATAACTTGGTAATAACTGAGACTAGAGAAGTAATCGCCGACTTCTCTTTTTATTTGTTACAAAAAACGTGGAGGTGTCCGTTCATTAGTTATCGGGTGAACGGGTAGCACAGCTCAGAATTATGGGTACTTGACGTGATAAGTACGCTGAGCAGGGAACTGATAACAACTCCCCGTTATGAATGATGATACATAATCCTTTGTCAGGCTTAAGAACCTGACGAGAAAACAAACAAGTGATCTAGTGCGGATTATGTTAGTTTATATCGGTGACCAGTAATCCAAAAAGAGTGTACGGTTTGCAGGAGTGTGAACCTATAGGCAACTATAAAGTTCTGGTATGTAAAGCCTGAGAAAGGGTAATACAGGTTATAGAGATATTTCTTTCTTTATGTCTTATCGCATAGGGAGGGAAAAACTCTTGATACCTGAGAGCTTTAAGCTTAATAATACTTATATTTATGTTAGAGATTTACACTGATGGAGCGTGTACAGGTAATGGCACAGATTGGGCAACGGCTAGTTGGGGTTATGTTGTTGTTGAGAATGATATAATCATATCAGAAGACAATGGTTTTGTTCGTGGTAAGCAATCGAATAATACTGGTGAACTTACAGCGATAGCAGAAGCAATCCTTTATGCTATTAAAAATGATTATGATGAAGTTCTAATTTATTCTGATAGTCGTTATTCTATTGATTCACTTACTGTTTGGAATATAGAGAAGCGTAGAAAGGGTCAGAAGAAAGCCAACTACGACCTAATAAAAGATATTCTAGGTTTGATGGGGCAGATTGATGTGAGCTTTGAATGGGTAAAGGGGCATAGTGAAAATTATCTTAATGATTATGCTGATAGGCTGTCTATTGAATTACTATGAACAAAACAGTACTACAAACTGACATTGAACTGGTGAAGCGTAAAATCTGCACCAAAACATGGTTATTCAAAAGGTACAAGGATAATCCTGAGGCTATGAAAATAATAATATCTAACTTCAAAACCAATGAATGAAAGAACTTTAAAGATACTACACCAAGCAGCACAGATACATGGCTTCATCCCTAAGTGGAATGAGGGTGATGAGAAGCAAGAGTACAGACAGAAGGTGATATATGATTTTGTGAAATACGTTGAAGACAATCACGAAGACATATCCTCAATTGTTGACGGTAAGTGATTTATTTGCTAAAATAGAAACATGATAATAAAATGTCCCTGTGGGTGTGAATTTCTTTCCCTTCACAATGGGAAATATTGCTCCCCTGAATGTAAGATACAGGCCTGCAAAAACAATTATTTAAAACATGGCACTACCAAAGAAAAAAGTAGAACAGGTCAAGAAAATATGCCAAACGTGCAATGATCCTATTCAACGAGTCCTTTCAGTGAGTGCTACTGGTAAACGTAAACTAATCTGGTCTTGTAACTGTAACAACAAATGAGCAAATACCTAAGAATAGAAACCAACGATGGCCGAATCTATAACTTCCCTGTTGAACAAACTACGGAAACAGAGTGGATCAGGGAGTATCACAACAGTCAAGCCAACCTGGATCTGATTCACAAGGCCCCAAAATTAGCGAAATTCTTAACCAAACTTCATGACTAAAAAAGAGAAACCTTGTCGGGTACGTTGCAACAAATGCAAAGAGGAAATAACTTTCCACTACAAAGACAAGAAGCTTACCAAGGAATGTAAGTGTAAATGATAATATCTCATCTTCACAAGTACGCTTTTTTTCATGCCCCTAAGTGTGCAGGAACATCAATATCGGTAAATCTTGCCAAGCACACTGGAGATGCTGATATAGTTACACCCCACTCCCACATCCCCCACTCTGATCATGATTGGAATGAGGTGAAGGGAAAGAATAGAGGTCGACACTCCACCCACACAAAGCCGATTGAATGTGTATTCCCTGAGAGTTATCTCAAGATTAGTATCAAGAGGAATCCCTGGGATCAGGTAGTGAGCTACTGGTTCTGGGCAAAGAGACCAACTGATAATTTTACAGACTTTGTAAAACGTGGTAGCTTTCTGGACACAAGAGACTACTGGACTGGGATGGATTACTACATTGATTTTCACAGACTGGAGGAGAGCTACAAGGAGTTGTGCAAGTTCATCGGGATACCCTACGAGAGACTACCGAGGACTAAGACAAAGAATAGACCCACTAGAGACTACAGATCATTTTACACAGAGGAGACAAAGGAGATCGTAGGAGACTTCTACCAAGACGCTATCAAACAATTTAATTATAACTTTTAACACCATGGAACTTACAGAGAAAGACCTACAAGATATTATGCAATATCTCAACGAGCAACCAACTAAGTTTGCTCTGCCTCTTATTAATTTCCTAAATTCTAAACTAAATGCCAAAGAAACTCCCAAAGTGGCTAAAGAGCCTGAAGGAAAACCCACCGATGATAAGAGTAAAGGGGGGGACGACAAGAAATCAAAATAAGATTGAAGGAAAAGGAGAGTTTATCCCATTACCTAAAAACTTTTAATATGAAGACACTAACATTGTTGATCGCAACTGTTATGCTACTTGGACTTGCAGGAACAGCACTAGCTTCAGATAAAGACATCTACACAGTTACCAAGAAGGATAACGGAATATTCTTATGCTATGACGATGGAGAGGGATACTGTCCTTTTGCTCTCGGAGATGGAGGAAGATGTATGGGGCCTGCAGCTCGAACAAACCTTTCTTGTCCATTTCCTCACAACTACTTACAGCACACAAAGAAGTGGCTAAAGAGAGTAGCAGCTTATAAATTGTTGAAATAAATAGAAGATAATGTTATAATAGGATTGTAAATGCTATAAAAACTTAATATAACTCATGGCAGCACCTAAAGGAAATACATATAGCACAGGGAGACCAAAAGGAGCTAAGAATGTAAAAACCCAGCAATGGGAAGCTATTGGAGAGTTTCTAGTGCAACAGGGATCAGAACGAATGCTCAACTATTTAAACTCTTGTGATGACAAAGAATATTCAGAAACATTCCTGAGGATTCTAGAATACTTTAAGCCTAAACTTGCTAGGACTGACACAAATGTTAGTGGGGATGTAAATCTTAAAATAACAGATTATGCAGGAGCAGCCAGAGTTCCAACCAAGAAACTACCAACTTCCACTTCTTGATTACATGGACACAGGTGGCCCTAGAGGAAAGCGGGCTTTTTGCTTGTGGCATCGTCGTTCAGGAAAAGACTTGACTCTTTGGCATTACGTTACCAACAGAGCTATTAGAGATGTTGGGATTTACTATTATCTTCTCCCCACCTTTGTACAGGCTAAGAGAATTATCTGGGACGGTATCACCAACGACGGAATTAAGTTCCTAGATTTTGTACCTAGTGTGATGGTAGAGCAGAAGAACGCCTCCGAGCTGAAGCTAACCCTCAAGAACGGTAGTATTATCCAGCTTATCGGTACTGATCACTACGATGCAATTCGTGGTACCAATCCTATTGGTTGTATTTTTTCAGAGTATGCTTTCCAAAATCCTATGGCCTGGGAGGTCATTAAACCGATTCTAAAGGTCAATAGGGGGTGGGCGGTGTTCAACACTACCCCCAACGGTAAAAATCACGCCTACGACCTCTACAACATGGCAGAGGTGGATGACCAGTGGTTCTGTGAGAAGCTAACCATACAAGACACTAACGTACTTGAAGATGATGACATGGTACAGGAGAGGAAGGAGGGCATGAGTGAGGAGATGATTCAACAGGAATACTACGTTTCTTTTGATATTGGAGCTTTAGGTGCTTATTACAGCCCACAAATCAAAGAGACAAGAGAACATGGAAGGATTTGTAAAATCCCTATCGAGAAAACTAAGAATGTGGATTTATGGCTTGATCTAGGGAGAAATGACTCAACTTCTATCATCTTCACTCAACGAGTAGGGAAAGAGATTCGGATTATAGACTTCTACGAATATGCAGGGGAAGCAGTTGATCACTACATTACATTCATTCAGGACAGTGGGTACAAGATTGGAGTTATCAACCTCCCTCATGACGCTAGGCAAAAGCGTTTAGAGGGTAAGCATAGTGTACAAGAGCAGTTCGAAGCTGCTGGATTCAAGACAAAGATAGTACCGAAAGCAGAGATCAATTCAGGAATACAAACAGTTAGAAAGTTATTCCCCCGAATGTGGTTCGATAGCGAGAGAACTTCACAGCTCATTCGTGCTATTGAGAATTATCACAGAGAATGGGATGAGGTGAATAAGGTTTTTCGGAATCAACCTCGACATGATTGGAGCAGTCATGCTTGTGACGCCATCCGTTATATGGCTGTAGGATGGGAAGAAGACCGTGTTGATGACTACGAAGAAAGTGCTTATTCATTTGTGAAAGGGGCTAAAAAAGCAGATTACAATCTAGGTTACTCTCCTGATGAATGGAGAGAATATCAGAAAAGCGCACAGGAAATTCTAAAATAGTTTTTCTTTTTTCTAAAAATAGTGTATAATGTGTTAAACATAACTGTACGCTAATGGGAACTCTTACGTTAGATCCACCAAAATCCATGGTGGGAATTGATAATCGAGATGATAAAGCTGTATCAACTGCGCTCGAGGTTATTTCTCGTAACTGGGATATTAAAAACGAGCAAGATAGAATCAATAAGGACATTCAGCAGTTATTCACAAATGGTTTTGAGGTGAGAAATCCAACAGGCAATCGTAAGATTACCTCTAAGAAACTCTACCAGGCTATTTGGCGAATGGCCTCTCGGATGAAACCGCTTGATTTTACGGTTCAAGGAGTAGGAAGACCAGAATCAATCGAGAGAGTAGTTGCTGATGCAATTTGGACAACTATGGATGATGGAGGATATGCTGAAGCTCTCCGAAACAAAGGAGGAGCTTTTTATAATCTTCTGATGTATGGAGACGCTTTTATGTATGTAGGAGCCAATCCCGAACAGGGTCCACCGATTCTGTTCAATCCTCTTTCCAACACAAATATCTACGTCGATAATTTTGCAACTGCTATCAGAGCCCAGGGATGGGGCAGGAATGCTACAAAGCTGGTGGCTATTTTCAGTTACAGTTGGCCTGAGTTTGTGTCTATGTACCCTGAGTTCAAAGATAAAGTTGACCTCGGTCGGATACCAAGAGAGCTATCTACCAACGAAGAACTTGAAAGACAAAAGGACTTTAAGTACAAACTAGAGGACGAACTCATCGAGGTTGCTCACTTCTACGACATCAACTATCCGAACTACACTGTATTTGCAGGACCATCTTGTACTATTCTTGAGAAACACGAGAAAGGAGATTATCCGTTTGAGATGAACAAAGAGCCATATATTCCGATTCTGCAATACATTTGCTGGCCTTCTTCTGAAGGATTCTACAATTTCGGTATTGGTTCAATGATTTACGACCTAGCGATTATCAGCCGTAGACTTCTGAATATGGAAGTGGCTCACATCGAAGACAACACCTATCCGATTGAACTTGTCAACATTCCACAGGGCGAAGCTAGTAAGTTCTTCAACAAACTCTCTCTCGCTCATGAAATGAGAGCTAGTGGTAAAAAAGGATATGTAGCTATGGAATACGACCCAATGAGTCCACAGTCAGTAAGCTCACAGTCACTTGTCACACAGAATTTAGTCAACGAATGGCAACTTGCTTACGACACACTAGATAGAGAAATCAAACGTATGGGAATCCCACTTGATGAAATTGATCGTCAAGGAAATATTACCGCTACACAGATTCTAGCGGAGGAAGAAAACGCAAACGCACTCGTTAAGCAAATTATGGAGTACAACGCCAGTGAGAGTAAATTCGCTGTCGAACTAACTATCGACATGATTAAGGAGTATATCACTAAGAATAACAAGACTCCTGTAAATCTATCAACTACTATCAGATTAGACAACGGAGAAGACGTTGTACCTGATGGAATCACAATGGGGATGGTGAGTGACGAGCTAAAGAAGAACAAATATTTTATTCGCATTAATGCAAGAAGTGGTGCAATACCAAGTAACGTACTGCGTTCAGCTCAAATTGCTAGAGGACTTTCAATCGCAGCTCCTGGAACAAAAGCACAACAAAGACTGTCAGGACAATTCGCACAACTCCATGATTTAGATATTCCTGGAGAAGATTTTATGATGCCTGCCCAACAACAACAAGCTCCACAAGGACAGGCTACCCCTGAGGAAGCCACCGCTCCACAGGGAACTAGTACAGATAGAATGACTATTAATCCCCGTAAAGCTGAGCAGGAACCCGTAATATGATATTAGACGAACTTTACATCAACGACAAACAAGGTGAGGATTTCTGCGAAAAGGTACTAGGAAGCCCACAGCGGGTAGATCAGATGGGGAGATTCTACACAGAGAATGAGAGGAGTATTTTCCTCGCTATAACTAATTCACTATTAGAGTTCGCAAACGAGAATGAGTACACAAAAGACGAACTCGCAGCCTTCAAGACAGGGCTTGGCATATTGCCAACATTCATGAAAAAGTGTAAAATAGAATCAGAAAAGTAATTCTGAGTTGCTATCTCCCCATTATGTGGGGAGTAAGTAGCCCACAAGCTACATGATCTTTTAATCCTAATTTCTATGTCTGATGAAGACCAATCCACGACGGATGATGAACTCTTTGCCACATCCGAAAGTGAAGGCGGCTCACAGCCTGCAAGTACCACCTCCAATGAGGACGGTGATCAGGACGGCAAAACTGAATCACTAGACGACTTAGATGGTGAAGAAAGCAAAGAAGCTCTTGAGCTCAAAGAGCCTAAGAGTACATCCTCTCAAAAAGAGGCTAGGCAGAAACAGATTGATGCCTGGTATAACAAAGTATCTACTGGGGAAAAGTCCCTAGAAGATATACCAGACAAGCAATCTTGGATTCGTAAACACGTCGAGAAACAGCTTGACCTTGAGAACAAGGTTGAGGAACTCGATGTTGAGACTATCATTGAACAGAAACTTCAGTCTCGGCTCAAAACCGAAGCTGATGAAAGAAAATTCAATGACCTCAGAGAAGAACTTAATTCCGCTAGTTTAACCGACGATCAAAAGGAGGTTATCAAGCAGGAATATCTCGACTTACGAAACAGAGGGCTGGAGAAATCCGTTGCCCTTGATAAGGCTAGAGCTATCGCTGGTGTGAACTTCTCGAAGTCCAAACCAAAGATAACTCCACCTCGTCAATCTTCTGCGTCTAGCGAAGTTGTGGCCGACGACTGGAGAGAGAAAATCTCGAAAGACGATGTCCAAGAGAGGGTAAAGCGTTTGGAAGCTGAAGCTAAAAGTTTCGGATTCTAAAGCTTAGGTAGAAAGGTCGTTTTATTTACTTTAACGACTAACTACTATGGCTAATACTGTTGCTCCACTCAATCCCGAAAAATGGATGAGTGATGTGCAGGATTATCTGAACGCCACTCTTGTCGCAGAGAAAATCTGTAACATGAAGAAATTTGGTAGTATGGTAAACTCTGGTGATACCATCAATTTCCCATACATCAATGACATGCGTGTTCAATCCTACGCACAAGGAACCGACTTAACTGTCGATGAATTTACTGCTACGGCAGATGCTCTTACAATTAACCGTTCTTATGCCGCTACTACTCCTATTGACCCAGTTCAAGTTAAACAAGCTGAGTTTAAAGGATACCCAGAAGCACTTGCTCGACAATGTGCTTTTGTTTTGGGACAAGAACTAGACCAAAAAGTACTTTATGATGGAGCTACCAACGCTGGTAACTCTGTAACTGGTGGTACTTTGACCGCTTCTACAATCTATTCAAAACTTACAGATGCTATGGCTGCTCTACAACGTGCTAATGGAGCTGACGGTGAAATGTTCGCTGTTCTCGATCCAGAACGTGTAGCTCTCTTGGCTCAATCTGAAGTTGCTAACGGATGGAATGTTGCTGATCGTGCTCTTATGAATGGTTTCGTAGGAGACTCACAAGCTGGATTCCGCATTTATGCATCTAACAACTTGTATGTTTCTAACACTTGGAACCAAACAACTATTCCTACAGCTACTGACACTGTTACTCTATTTGGTGTAACATTTACTTTCGTTGCTAACGGTACAGCTTCTGCTGCTGGAGAAATCTCTATCGGTATTAACGCTGCTGCTGCTCAAGCAAACTTCATTCTAGCTGTTAATGGTACTGGTACTCCTGGTGCTGCTACTTATGTTGAATTATCTACTGCTAACCGACGCAAACTACAAAACGCACAAGCTACTTGTGGTGCATTTGCTACTGGTGTGGCTACTATCACAGGTTATGGTAAAATCAACGGTTCTGAAACTCTTACACCTACAGGTGAAGGATGGGGAACTGAAAGTGGTTACCTATTATGTGGTAAACGTGGATCAGTTTCTTGCGCTCGCCAAATGATGCCTAGCCTATATGTACGACCAGAACCTAAACAGTTGACTAACAACTACATCACACATCACCTTTATGGAACCACTGTGTTCACTCGTGATGCTGATCGTTTAGCTGCTGTTTCTTACAATGTTTAATTCTTAATCTAACCTTGCTATGCCTAAAAGTCCACTATACTCGAATGTTGTTCGAGACTCGGCTTTAGGTGGGTACTACTATCCTGTAGTTGCCGCTAATGCAACTGTTGGTGCTAAGGCCGCTACTGCGTCCATGTCTAGCACTGATATGGGAAAGAATATCACTAACACTGGTGCTGCTGGAACTGTTACTTTAACCCTTCCAAAAGCATCTTCTGTTCCTGAACAATTCTTCCGTTTCCAAGCCACTGTTGCTCAAATTACTAGATTCGATCCTTATGGAACGGAAAAAGTATATTTGGGAGGAAGTGGTGTCGCTGGAAAATACTTGCAAGTTGCAGGTACGATTGGGAATTACGCAGACTTATACTGTGACGGAGTCCAATGGATCGTTACAGGATATGCTGGTGTACTCACAAAAGAAGCTTAATCCTTTTAAGGGAGAGGGGGGGCAACCTTCGGGTTACTCTCCCCACTAAGGGATTAAAAATATATAATTTAACTAATTAACGAAATGACCGATCCAAACAATGTAAAAATCCGTGAAGTTGCCGACACCTTACTGGTGCGGGATTATCTTATCCTCGGTGACGATGCGGTGATTAAAACTTATGACGGAGACGTAATCATCGACGAAGATGGAATCGGAGGTGTCGATGTCGAATTTAAAGACGTTACTATAACAGGAGATACAGATATTGGCGATACTTCCGCAGATACGCTTACAATTACAGCTACGATTGATGACACTGTTACAATCACAAATGCAGGTGCTTCTCCAGAAATGATTATAGGAACAACTCGTGCTACAGCAGAAGGTGCCACTTTACAGCTTTATCAAAACTCTGCTTCTCCTGCAGTTGATGATGAAGTAGGTATTATAGAGTTTATTGGAAAAGATGATGGAGGTGCTGTTTCTGAATATTCTAAAATTACTGGCATTATTGAAGATGCAACCGCTGGTGCTGAATTCGGTTCAGTATCTTTTTCTGCCATGAATGGCACAGGATCCTTGGTTGAAGCAGCAATTATTGAGCATGATGGGTCAAATGGGATCATAAATGCGGGGGATGCTGCTGCTGCTGGTGTGTTTCAATCAAGTGGAGACTTCGATGTAATCCTCCGTACAGGAAACTCAACCACTGGTACATTCACTATCACAGACGGTGCAGATGCAGATATGACTTTTGCTACAAATGGAACTGGTAGTGTAATTGTGGATCAAGATGGAGATGGAATTGGACTTGACATCGACAGTGAGGCTACTACAGTAAATAGTTACGGTTTAAATGTTGTAACAGGACAAGGAGCTAGAGCTGCAAAATTGACAGCAGATGCAAGCGTTAATACCTATCTAGCAATGGATAATGCTTATGTAGGTGGTTCAAATCACTTTAAAAGAGATTTAGCTGCTGCCAACACAGGTGGTCCAGTTGTGTTCATAGAGCAGGATAACGCAGGGGATGACCAAAATGCACTAAATGTTCAACAAGATGGAACTGGTAAGGGGCAATTCATTGACCAAAACGGTGATGCTATAGGATTAGATATAGACAGTGAGGCTACTACATTGACTAATTATGGTTTGCAAGTAATCACTGGACAAGGGGCTATTGCTGGTTATTTTGCAACTTCTGCAAATGAATTTGCTAGATTAGGACAGCCTAATAACGCAAATGGAAGCAATCAATTCTATCGTGACTTAGCAGCAGCAGCAACAGGGGGTCCAGTAGCTTATTTTACTAATGATAACGCAGGTGATGACCAAAATGTTATAACACTTAAACAAGATGGAACGGGTAGAGGTCTATTCATCGACCAAAACGGTGATGCAGATGGATTGTTTATAGATACAGAAGCTACTACAGCAGCTAGTTATGGTCTAAGAATTGAAGCAACTCAAGGAGCACATCCTTGTTGGATTGGAACTGGTAGCAATGATTTTTATATCAAAGAAAAATCTGGTGGAGCTGCTTCTAATTACTTTTATAGAAATGAAGTAGCGGCAACAACAGCAGGACCTGTAATCCTTTTAGTCCAAGACAACGCAGGTGATGACCAAAATGCTTTGAACATCCAGAATGATGGTACTGGACAGGGGCTATTCATCGACCAGAATGGTGATGCTATAGGTTTACATATAGACACAGAAGCAACTACTGCTGCTAGTTATGGACTCCACGTCGTAGCTGGTCAGGGTGCAAGCGTAGCCAGATTTGAAGGTGCAAATACATTAGTTGCTAATTTCGCTGACGATAATTCAAGTGGTAGTTTCTTCTTCAATAGAAATGCTGCTTCTGGTTTGACTTCTGGACCTGTTATGGGTATACGGAATGACAACGCAGGAGATGACCAACCTGTATTGGCTATCCAACAGGATGTAACTACTGTAGAAGCACTTAACTTCTCAGCAGGTACTATCGCTATCAACTTCGCAACTGCTATGGCTTCAACTGGAGCTGGGACAATGGCTGTTAATAACTCACCAGGCGCAGGTGCTACTACTTGGATTCAAGTAGAGATAAATGGAACTACAGCTTATATTCCAGCACATTATGCAGCCTAAACTTTAACTAATTAACTTACTTTAAAATGAGCTTACTTAATTCAAATCAACAAAGTGAGATTTCCGCACAGCGCAGAATGCCAGTTGATGATATCGCAACAGATCAGCTAAAGAGTATCACCAGTGAAACAGTACAGTTTTATTACTATACAACTGCTGGTGTGCTTACTACTGATGCTGGTCAAGCGGCTGGAACTGTAGTTGTGGGGAAACTTGCTAATAGAAATGTGAAGAATGCTTTAGGAGATGTAGTTGGACATTACGGAGATACATCTGTGGCTATTACATCTACAGCATTTATAGTGAACAAACCTTTCAGAGAAATAGATGTAGCTACAGCAGAAAGTACTGGATACAACAAACTTGCTACTGGGCTTGCAAAAGCCACTGCTGCAACTGCTGGCTTCTTGAATGGTCAATATTGTATTGATCACCGAACAGGTGTTTTATATGGTGTAAAAGCTGATAATTCAACAACCCTATCTGCTAATTATAAGGTGGAAATGGGAATTACAGGTGGTGGAGGCGGAGGACTAGAATCAGATGTTAATATTGACGAGATTGGTGGAACTGCTGTCGCTGTAGACGATTCTGCAATGGCTGCAACTCCTCCTTTTCTACCAGTTGGTGGAGAATATCGCTTAGCTGCTACCACTTACGCAGATGGAGATGCTACTGTATTACAGACTGATGTGAACGGTAACCTTCTTATCAATACAGGCGCAGGTGCTCTTGATGTAGAGGGGAACGTAGCTCACGATGCTGCTGACTCAGGCAATCCAGTTAAGGTAGGTGGTCGTGCGGTTTCCGCTCAAATTGCAGCCGTTGCTGCTGATGATCGTACTGATTTTATTACAAATCTCTATGGAGAACAAGTAATGGCAGGACACACTTGGGCTACAAACTCAAATCGTGTAGAGGAAATCAATCCAATCTCTCAACAGTATGTTGCAGAGACATTACTCGCACTTACAAATATTGCACAATCAACTACTGCTTATGGCTATATTGACATGGCAGGAGTTAAATATCTCGGTATTCAGGGTGAGACAAGTGGTGCAACACCAACAGACGTGCTCACAGTTACGTTAGAAGCGACTTGTCAGGATGATGGTACTGCACCAGCCTCTTGTACCTATCAAGACGTTACAACGGGTCTATCTGGAGTTGCCAGTTGGGTTGACACTGACTTCTTCGCTCTTATTGATACTCCACTCCCAGTGAAATATCTGAGAGTAAAATATGTTACAAGTGCAGGCGGGGGAAATGATGCAGATTTGACCGTATACACCAAGAAATTATATTAATAACTAATTACGATAAACTATGAAAAATCTTGAAAAAGCCCTTAAAGGGAAAAAGCTAGAAGACCTAGTTTCAACTGTCAATAATGTTGAAGTTACTTTACTTGAACCTACAGAAGCAGAGGTTGGACAAATTCTAAACTTACTCAAAGAAGGTAAAACTTTTAGAGAAATCAAACTCGCTGTTCGTAGAACTGAAACTGAGAAACGAATGAGACCTAAATATAAAGAGGTCGAAGGAGAGCAAGTTGCAGATGGGGAAGAAGAATATGACTTCCAAATATCAGCTCAAGGCTTCTCTTATGGACAAATCAAGGAGATAGATTTAGCAAGACAAGCTATGATTGCTGAACTTACTCCAGTCGTAGAATTATAATCTAACCTAATTTAATCATGACAATACATAGAAGCTCGGATTTACATCCGTATTTACAATCGGGGGCGGGAACACCCACAGTCATCGATGGGTTAGGTGGAGATGAATTTATAGCCGATGACCTAGAAGTTGGAGATAAAATTTTTGTTGGCGATGGTGCAGTTGGAACGCCAAGTTTAAGTTTTGTTTCTGACCCTGACACTGGAATGTATAACTATGCAGCAAATACAATTGGTCTTGCTACCAATGGGGCAGTAGGACTTGCTCTAACAACTGCACAAGTTCTTTCATATACTGGAGGAGCAGGGAGTCCGACATATGGTTTCCTAAATGATGTAAACACTGGAATGTACAGCGGTGGCGCTGACATTCTTAATTTTACTGCTGGTGGAAATCGTGTAACAACTATGGGTAGAGATGGCATGAATATTGCACAACAAGCACAGACTACAGGGACACCTTCTGCTTTAGTGGTAACTGCTGCGGCAAACACAGGAGTGACGGCAGCTACGGAATGTATAGGTGTAGATTTTGACTTATCTGCAACAAAAACATGGGCTGCTGGTGCAGGACCACTAGCTGAGCAGAGTGAGGTCTTAATTGATGCACCTACTTACGCTGGAGATGCTGGAGGAGCTTTGACAATCACAGAAGCATCTACTTTCACAATTACAGGCGCACCTACAGCTGGGGCTAATATGACGCTTACTAATGCTTATTCGTTGTGGACAGCGGCAGGAAGTATTAATCACACATTAGGCGCAACAGATAAGGTTTATATTGATGGTGCTACAACTGACCAGGCTCACACTAACGGGGCATTAAAGGTTGATGTTGATGCGAATATAACCGCTTCAAGTGGTATAAATTTAACGTCAGCGATGAAGATTGATGATATTGATTACATCGGAATCAAGTCAACGATTCTTGGATTAGCTGCTGGACATACAAGCGATAATGAAATTGCTGCTTTTACTGCTGATGTTGCTGGTTCTAGTAATGATACAGATATTGAAATTGTGTCTTTCAAGGCTGCTAATGCGAATAAAAATGGTGGGGCTAGTTCAATGGTTGCCTTTGCTACTGGCACTGGTTATGATGATTTAATAGCTGCGGATTCTGGTGATATTGGTTTTATTTCTTATACTCCAGTTTTCTACTATGAAGAAGATGCTGCCGTAACAGCAGCAACAGAATTATCTTTGTTAAATTTCGGAGATGGAGGTACTAAAACTTGGGCGGCAGGAGCAGGACCACTTGCGGCTCAAAGAGAGTTTCAGTTTGTAGCACCCACTTATGCAGGTAACGCAGGTGGAGCACTCACAATCACAGACGCAGCAACAGTTTATATAGACGCTGCGCCCACGCAAGGTGCAAACATGACGCTTACTAATTCATGGGCTTTATGGGTAGATAGTGGCCCAACTAGGATTGATGACTTTTTATGGATCAATGGTGGTCAAGGAGTTAATCGAACAGATGCTGGAGCTGCTAATTATAATCCTTCGGCTCAAACAAGTGATTATCTCATTACAGCAGATAATACTGCTGCACCTAGAAATATCATCATTAGCACTGAGGATGTTACAAATTCGAATACTTCAGCTCCTCGTACTTTTGTTATCAAAGACGAATACGGCAACGCTACTGCCCAGAACCTTACTATTACACTTGAAAATGGAGGGACTATTGATGGTGCGGCTAATGCTGTAATTAGTGGTAATTACGATTCACTCACTATTTATGTTGATGGTACAAATGCTTACATAATCTAAAAATATGGCTTATATAGGAAACAAAGATTGGTATGCAGAAGTTTCAGTAGATTTTGAAATATTACTAATTGATAATTAAAAAATTATATGTCAGGAAAATTGACCGTCAACACAACACCCGCAGAACGCCGTATAGGCTGCATATTTTCAGAGAAATTTGAGAATCAAACTGCTGTTGTAGAAAATGGAGGAACCGTAACTGGTGCTTTATCTATAGATAATGGAACCACATTTGATGGTGCTACTAATTATATCACCTACAGTAACGTAAAAGACCTGGGTTCTGAAAATTTCTCTTTCAACTTTAAAGTTAGTTTCCCATCAGCAGGAACTCAGGAATATCTTTTCGCTAAATGGGAAGATAACGATAACAGATGGTATGTTAGGAGGGAGGCTGCTGGTCAGATATTTATGTATTGTCTAGTGGGAGGTAACATTAGAATATCTGCTATTTCAGCAGTAGGAATAGCTGATGCAAATACAGAATATGATATTACGATTGTGGGAGATTGGGCTGATACTATACGATTTTATATAAATAGAGCTGCTTCAGTAGGGACTGTAACTACTTTTACCAATGATGATATAACAAATACTGGTTCTTTAGAAGTTGGTCATGTCTCTACTATTTTTGGAGAGTTTACGATAGAAAATCTTAAAATATTCAATCAAGCATTAACCCCTACTCAAATTATAGATGCTTACAATAATGAAACTTATGATTACAGAAATTTAGCACTTGTAGATCATCCAATGACCGCAGCTACGCATGACCCTACTAACGTAAGAACTCTAGACGTTAGTGGGAATGGGCATAATGCACAGTTTGGAGATGGGTCTACTTCTACAACTTATCCTACTAAGCTCGCTAAGAGAGGATATAGCTTTGATGGAACAACTGATTACTTTAATTTAGGCAGTGATACCATAGGAACTGGTGTAGGTACATTCGCAGTAGCATTTAAAGCTACTGGCTGGGGAGAAGGCAATTCTGGTAGATTATTTGATAATGGCAAAACTTTAGGGTTTGTTGATTCAAGTGCTAGATTCCGCTTTTCGTCAGACGCAGCAGGTTCTGAGGCGGCTACTGCAAATGGGTCGCTTAGTTTAGGGAAACGCTATGTAATTATCGTAACAAGAAATTCCTCAAATAATTCCGATATTTGGGTTAATGGTACACGACTAATATCTGATGATTCCTCTGGGGCTCCTGTTGCTGGGGATAATAATGTAATTATAGGTAATAGATTAGCAGGAGATAGAACTTTTGATGGAGATATTTATATGTACCAGCAGTATGATTTTGTACTTACTCCAACACAAATAGCAGACCTATCTATAGATATGTTCGAGAAACTTAATAAAATTTAATATGACCATACCAAATAAATATTCGGCTAATCTACTGAGAGAATATAACTTCCTAACAGGAAGTTTATCTGACCAAGCAAATGCGAATATCTGCACCGTTAATGGAGGGGCTAATTTTGCTAGAGGAACACAAGGGACTGTAATGAACACAGATGGAACTACTGGGTATCTGTCTCATGCCGCTGTTAATCTTACAGGAGATTTCACTATGATAGCTTATATAAAAGCAAGGACAATCGATGGTTCTGATAACGCTATTCTAACTACTGACATAACTAATCCTGCAAGGCTTGAGTTCAATAACGGCAACCAAATAAGAATTTTATTACAAGATTTAACCCCAATAAGCGTTACATACAGTATAACTGCTGCTGATTATCTTAATAAATGGTTAGTCTTAGCTGCTACTAGAAGTGGGAATACAACAACAATTTATGTTGATGGTGTAGCTGTTGCTAGTGATACATTGACAGGAACTCTTAACTCTAATATGGAATATGTAGGGGCACTATCAGGAACTTCAAGGTTCTTTAACGGGAACACAGCTTATGCTGCTTATTACAGTGCAGCTATAACGGCTGCTGATATGCAGACATACTATGCCGAATTGAGGAATATGAACTATCCTTCTAAGCCAAGTGCTAAGATTAAGGTATCTA